ATTGAGTCAGGTCCACAACCTGCGGGTCAACTTGACGAAAGTAAGCGTACTAAAGTGCCAGATGGTCTTTACGCTCATGCTAATGACGAAAAGGGTGGTCCTGAGGCTGCCACAGCCCGTCAAAAATTAAATGAAAAAGGTGTTAACGGACCTTGGCTTTCCGAAACAGCAGGTCCACAAGCGCCAGCAGCAGGACCAATGTCACAACCTGTTCAAGGTCCTAAGTCTGGGTATGCTACTGCTCAAGAAGCAACTGCTGCTGCTACAGGTAACATTGGTGCTCCCAAGACTCAGGGTCGTAAGATTAACGAGCAAGGTGGAGTTGGCGCTAAAAAATATGGTCCAGCAAAACCAAAACCAAAAATTGGTGACCCAGACTATAAACCAGTCATGGGTAAAAATCCTTTAAATGATAAAGCATCAATGAAACCTTTAACTACTTTAATTCCACAAACAGTTGAAGGCCCAAAGTCAGTTGCCTCTAAAGCACCTGCTAAAAAAGCAGCCGCAAAACCCAAAGGAAAGAAGTAAATTATGGCAGTTAATGAATCCCGCTCATGCAATCGTGACCTCACTCTAGGTGCAGGCGATGGCAAGTTTAAATCACTTACCCCAAACCGTGGTGGCAATGTTGACCCAACAGCAGCCGCTATTCGCAAAAACATGCTTCAAATTCAATATAATATTCAAGAAGCACCAAACTTCCCAAATTTTGAATCGCACCTTCAGTAACAGTAGACAACACCACTAGGTATCATGTAAGATACCTTACAGAAACTACTAGGAGCACAAAATGGCTGATAAAGACTTTGACCGTCTACTTGTATGCAAAACCCATGGGGTTATGTGGAAGATGCGTCCGTATGATGGACCACCTGAATATGACCAAGAGTTGCGTGAACTATGTGACCGACATAACGCACAGGTACCCGACCCTCAGAACTGTAGAGCATTAATCTATCGCACAGACCCAGAAACTGCATCTAAGTTAGATGTAGAAACAGCACTTAAAAGAGAGTTGCAAGACCAAGATGTTTACATCCGTGACTTCCGAGATGAGTTAAAAGTTGATGCACTCAAATGTTTTAGTCGTCACAACCGACCAAGTCAGGGTTGCATTGATTGGTGCAATGACGATAAGACTATTGGACGTAAAACTGGTATTCCTAAAGAAAAACGACAATATGTGTGTATGTACTGCCCTGCCGCCGAATACTATACGCATCGCCAACGCACTGAAATGGGTCTTTACGACAAGTGATTCTAATTAATTTTGATGCCATTGCTTCCCCTGGTGATGAAATTGGTGCTCGTATTCCACGAAAAGAAATGCGCCGACTATGGGGAGCCCTAAATGCTGGGTACAACAACAAGTTAGCCATCATGGCTACAGGCATTACAAATACTCCCATTCTTCTTGAATGGTTAAAGCGTGAAGGCTACAAAGCCACTACCGTAGACATTGTTTTAGAAGACAGTGTGGATGTAAAGATTGACCGTGTTGCTTCTTTTAATGCTGTTTACGGCAAAATTAATTGGTACATAGATATTGACCCAATTGCTGTTGCGAAGGTTGCGCATATGGGTATACCCACGCTACTATTGACGGTACCCGACACCATCCGACTTGAATGGAACGAAGAAAGAGTTCTAAAAAGTTGGGATGTACTTGTTGAGGAAATTGAAAGCCAAGCATTAGCGAAGGCAGAAAGGACATGGCGTGAGTCAGATTAATGAACATGGGGGCGTTGGTTCAGAACCATACGGTCCACCAAAACCACTCATAATGAATTTTGATGAATGGATGGCTTACGGGTTGGAAAACAGTTTTTGTGGACCCCCTGTATGCATCACCCATGATGGAGAACCAATGACCGAGGGAGAATACGAAGAGTTTGAACAAGGGCTTGACCCCTGCATCCACATGATTCGCCCCTACCACGATGTTGCAGAGCGTCTACTCGTTGAATCTGCACATTCTCCATCAATCTGGCGCAGGCCAGGTTGGGAGTGAAAGTCTTTTTCGGAGGGTCAGAAAAAGGTTCATATCGGCGTATGTTGCTTGACAACAACGTCAAGCATTTTGCTCTAAATCTCACACATTTACCAATTCCTAAAAAGAAGGAATTTGTATTGTCAGACATTTTTCAAGGTAACGAAATCATTATCTATACTTCTGAAAATGATGAAGATTTGACTCGTTTTGATGATTTTGTACGTAATTACGCAGATGACATTTCCATTGTTATTGGTCGCCCTGATTATGATGGAGCATGGCTTGGGGATAAGTATGTTCCTGTATGGAATGATGAAACTGACTTAGAACGCCTTGCGTGGCTTTGTCAAAAGTATGGTCGTGTAGCCATCTCAGATAAGGCTGTAAACCCTCGTAACATGGTCAGGATTCGCCAACTGGCAGCCCGCTGGGGAGCCAAGTTAATTGGTATTACTTCTAAGCCTGACCTCATTGAGCACCTTCCTTGGGATGCCGTTATTGTCAATTCTTGGACTTCTGTCATCCGCTACGGGGAAACTCAGGTTTGGGATGGTCATGGTTTGCGCCGTTATCCAGCCCAGCAAAAAGAGTCTGCCAGAAAGAAGCACCGAGCAGATATTATACGACTTGATGTGGACATAGATTCTGTAATGGAGGATGATGTTGCCACTGTTGGCACTCTTGCTATCCGTTCTTGGCAACAATGGGAGACCCATACTTTTGGGGCCTATGACCCTTCTGTGGCTGATGACGAAGACGAGTTTGGACCCCCTTCTGACCCCCCAATAATTACTATTGGGGGTGTTACCCCTCCTTTTCAAAAAGTGGCTCCAGGGGGGTCAAGTATTACTACAGCCCCATCAAATGAGCGGCACGAAAGAGGGCGGTCATTACTACCCGTAATGGGCATTGAATCTGTGGTGTCTTTAGGCCATAGAACCGTTGGAAATGATGGAGAAGAACTAGAAATTGAGCCTGAGAAGGTTAACCTTCTAAAATATAATGCTGACCCACTAAGGGAGTGTAATAATTGCTATTTGGCTCCCCGATGCCCTCAATTTAACGAAAATGCGACATGTGCGTTTTCTTTGCCTTTAGAGATTAAGTCCAAAGACCAACTTCAGGCTGCTATGAAGGCTTTATTGGAGATGCAAGTAGGTCGTGTAATGTTCGCTAGGTTCGCTGAAGAACTAGAAGGACAAGGTCTTGATTCCAGCCTTTCTACAGAAATTGACCGAGTATTTAACCTTGTGGAGAAAATGGCTCGCATCAGTGACAACCGAGAAATGCTTCGTATTGAAGTTGAGACTCGTGGGTCTAGTGGCGTTCTTTCAAGACTGTTTGGACAAAAAGTTGGGGAGACCAGCAAGATGCTTCCTAATGGTGGATTAAGCGAAGAAGCCACCGATGCCCTGTATGCAGATGTCATTGACTTTTCTGATGAAGACTCTTGACATAACCATAAGTACCACCTAAAATCAACTGAGTTTGGAGCATAAAATGATAATAATTGGTTTATTAGTATTTAACACTTATCTTCTTTGGAAGATTCTCAGTACCCTTAGATACATGTCTCTAAACCCTACAAATGATGACCTTTGGGACATCTTTGCTGAATACATAGAATCACAAGACCCTGAAGAGGAATATTAAATGAAAATCCTAGTAACTGGGGGATGCGGCTTTGCTGGGCATCACCTTATTGAACACCTCCTTACCAATACCGATAGTGAAATTTTGGTACTTGATTCGCTGACCTATGCAGGTAAAGTAGACAGAGTTCTGGATATCCATAATTACGACTCAAACCGAGTAAAAATTATGTGGCACGACCTAAGGGCACCTTTACAACCTGTTTCTGAAAAACTGAAGGATATTACGCATGTTTTACACCTTGCGTCTGAATCCCATGTTGACCGCAGTATTACTGACCCAGCACCTTTCATCCATAACAACGTTATTGGGTCACTCAACATGTATGAATGGGCACGCACTCATGACAACTTAGAGCACTTTGTTCAGATTTCAACAGATGAAGTTTATGGAGCCGCACCAGCAGGGCACGCCCACCAAGAATGGCTTGACCCCATGCTCCCTTCCAACCCTTATGCAGCCAGCAAGGTTGGTCAAGAAGCAATTGGTATTTCATACTGGCGCACTTATGGTCTTCCATTGACCATTACCAACACAATGAACCTGTTTGGAGAACGCCAACATCCTGAGAAGTTCCTTCCAAAAACTATTCGTTCTATTGCAAATGGAACTTCTGTAGAACTTCATGGTATTTATCATGGTCTTACAGATGGGTTTCCAAACTGGCAAGCATCCGAGCGCCATTGGCTTCATGCCCGTAACCACGCCGATGCTTTATTGTGGGTTCTTACACAAGCACCAGCAGTACGTTACAAAAACTCTGTAGAAACTCAGAAACCAAACCGTTGGAATGTCGCTGGTGAAGAAAAGTCTGTACTTGAGATGACTGAGATTATCTCGGACATCCTTAATACTGCCTGTGAGATTGACTGGGTGGATTACCATTCAACACGCCCAGGTCATGACCATCGTTACGCTTTGGATTCTTCCAAGATTCATAACGCAGGGTGGAAACCACCTTTTAATCTTGAAACTGCTCTAGAAAAAACCGTAGCGTGGGTAACCCGTGATGAGAATAAGAGGTGGCTCAGTGATTACTGATGTTGGAATTGATATGGACGGAGTCATATATGATTTCGCCAAAGTGTTTCATGCATACGCTCAAACTAAGATGGGCAAAGAACTGCCCTTACCTACTACATGGGATTTTTATAAAGAGTGGGGTTTGACAGACCAACAGTTTGATGAATGGCTTGTAGAAGGTGTGCAGAAAGCACAATTGTTTAATTGTGATGCTCCTATGGACAACACTGTTGAAGGTTGGAACCTTCTGAAGGAAAACAACATAAAAATTCATTTGCTGACCCACAGAGGTTCTGTTTCTTATGAACAAACTATTCACTGGCTAGAACGCTTTGGGTTTTACCCTGACAGCCTACATTTTGGTACAAACAAAGGTATTTTAAAAGCATTTGCGACAGACGAATGTGCCGCAATAGACGACTATCCTTTGTATTACACCCAATATGACCGTGCAGGAGTTATTTCATTCCTTCGTACACAACCATGGAACGAACAAGTGTATGCACGCAGAGTAACCGACCTTTTAGATTTTGCTAAAAAAGTTGTAACAATCAATGAAGCCCAAAAGGTACTTATTGAGTTACCCGTAGCACCAAAATCAAAGTCACACATTATTTGGGAACCCAATAAAAACCCAACAAGCACCTACACACAGATTTACAAAGACACAAACCCTCACGCAAAGAAATCAAGCAAGTGGACATGGCCTAATGACAACTATAGATAATCACCGTACAGACATACTTAAAGAATCAATTAATCTCATTAATGGTGACCGTAACGATGCTTACGGTGACCCAATATATGATTTTCAAACGACCGCTACATTTTGGCAGACGTACCTTGAACGCACCATAGAGGCACGTGGTGGTTTTGACATAAAGCCACATGACATAGCAGTCATGATGGACTTGTTAAAGATTGCACGAATCTCGTGGTCTCCTGAAAAAAGAGACCATTGGGCTGACCTTGGGGGATACACAGGTCTTGGCTGGGA